TAATTATTTTCAATTGTATAGGCCATGTGTTACCTGTTTGTCATTTCAAGTAATTGTTTTGCTTCATCAAGCTGGGTGCGGCCTAATGTTGGGTTACGGTTTACGTTATATTTAGCAGCCTCTGTCTTCTTACGTGCTCTTATTAGCATCATTACATCAGGGTTACTCCTTAGTTGAGCCCATGCAACACGTCTAGCTTTTTTAAATATAGCATTGATCATCTTATTGTGATGATAATCCATAGGATTGCGTTGCTTGTAACCACTCATTAAGTCAGATTCCATTTGAGCTAAAGACTTTATCACTAATGGATGTTTTGTTAATTCATTTAATTTAGCTTCTAAGTCTTGTGACCCTATCGCTTTTTGGAAAGCTGATCTTATCTTAGGATTCTCTGCTAAAGAGGTACCATCAGGTGCTGTTAAGGTAGTCATCCGTAGGTCATAGTTACTATTCATTAGCAACTGTCTACCTGGAGAACTATCAAAATTCAAAGCAACTGGACTTATAGCATTGTACATCCTAGTTAATGGATCCCAATCTCGTACCGGTTGACCAGTTAATATATCATACTTAGTAGCAAGCTGTTCCTCACCTGCAAGTCCTTCCATGAATAGGTTTCTATTCCTTATCTGATCAGCAAAACCAGAGTTAAGTTCCTTCATATGAGGATTTAAAACTTTACCTATTTCATTTCTAAGGCCAGCAAGAGGCATAGCATTATTCATTAATGATGCTGCTACTTTCTCTAGCTTCTTAGGATCTTTATTAAACAAACCGAAGAGTTGTTGTACACCTTGTAGGTAAGTTTTAGATACCATACCTTTACTGATGATTAGTGCATGTGCAAGTAAACCTTGCTCAGCCCACTCATCTCCCATCAGTCTCTGATTATCACCCATATCTGCTACTGCAGCTAGGATGTTAGAGAATGGTTCAAAGGAATCATAACCAACCCAGACATCACCTAACTTAATAGAACGTGGTACCCAACCTGCGGCTTCCCAAACACGTCGTGTAGCAGGGTCAGCTGGTCCATTACCTGTCAGACCACCAGTTAGATACTGTTGACCTGCCATAAAGATAACACCTGTACCCATTGCTAAGCGTCCGTTCTGAAGAGCTTTAGCATTAGCTAAATCATTAGCATTCTCAATACCATACTTAGCTACATTGGTTAAGTTATCTGGTGTAGCTCTAGCAATATCATTAAACTCTTTAACTAAGAAGTTGAATCCTGGTATATGTTTAAAGGATAACTCTAAACCATTGATACCTGTCCTAGCAAATAGATAGAAAGGTTTCAATGCTGGTTGCTTACTAAAGAGATCATCCATAGCTTTACCTAATGGACCTAAATCTTTACTAAGAGTTGCTTCTCCTCTAGCATATGCAAGCATGCTATCGTTTATATTACCAGTTTGAGGATCAAAGACCTCATTATATAATCTAGCTTCATACTCTTTAATTAGAGCAGGAGTGACATCAGGTATAACACCTGACTTTTGACCATCAAATGCTGCCATCATAGCCTTCTCTTTAGCTCTCATTCTAGCTAAAATCATAGTGAAAGCATCGTCAGTTGCAGCCATTAACTTAGTTGAATAAGTCAGGAAACCATTCTGATTAGCAGCTCTAGCAGTATTAGTAATATTAAATGCGGCTCTCTCACCTGCACTTCTAGCAGGGTCTTCAGCCCAGAATCTAACAAGATCCCAGTGCTTATCACCTACTGTATACTCTGCATATCTAGTTTTAATTGTAGATATATCACCAGCCCAGTAACTATTCAACCTACTAAAGAAGTAATCATAAGCTTCTGGTATAGCTTGTACCATAGCATTAGCAGTCGATAGAGATTGCTTTAACATAGAAGCATCAGTAAAACCTGATCTAGCATACTTCATAGCACCTCCTAGGGACTGTGCCATAGGACGTGTGAATACTGCACTACCTGTACCCATGATGGCTCTAAGAGGAGTCTTAGGACCACTTAGGATGCTGTGTATCATCACACCTTGTAGCTCTCTGATCATTAAACCAGTTTGTTTGAGACCTTCTGGTGTAGTAGTACCCATCAATTTGGTACGCATATAGTTATCGAAGTCTGTCCAGTTACTAATTTTATTAGACATGGAGAAGGCTTCTAACACTGCATGTAGGAAGTCATCTGTAGGAGCTTGTGTTGCTAAGTCAAGCATCATATCAACTTGAGATTTAGTAGTAGCATGTAGATCAACCAAGGCTTGATTGATTAACTTCTTACCACCTCTAGTAGCTGACATCTGTTTAGCTGTTTCTCCTAGTAGGAATCTAGCTCTCTTTGTTTGCTCTAATCCTACAATAAGGTTATCTCTTATATACTTAAGAGGACCATCTATATCATTTAAATCAGCTACACCTATTAGTTCTCTAGATGCTATTGCTCTATCACGTAGTTGTTTGAAGAGTGATTCTTGTATTAAGTCACCAGCTATTATATCCTCAAGCCCCCATGATTGGAAGTCACCTTGACGATTCATAACATCAGCTTGGATCGGACCCCAGAATTCTTCTGGAGTTAATTCACCAGCATCACGTCCACCAAGTACTTCTTGCATTCTGTCAAATGCATCATCGAATGCTTCTTCTAATCCCCTACCTCTAACTTCTAATTCATTAATTAAAGTCTGGAAGCGTGGATCATCTGCCATCTGTTTCACTAGTGCAGGTGTTAAACCTTTAGAACCAGATCCAGCATTAGCAACTGCTTCTGCAGCAGCTGGAGTTATAAGGCTATCAGTAGAACCTAGCTCTGAACCTAGTTCTTTATCAATCCTTCTTAAAGATTTACTTACTCCCCATGCATCACCAGTTGAGTTAGGTGCACCTTGCCATGGATCAGAGATATTCTTATGGCCTCTGAAACCTTCCTCTTCTAATTCAACTTGTGCTTTCTCACCTATTTGTTGATCTACACTATTCTTACGTTCAGCTGTCTTACGCTCAGCTCTCATCATATTATCTTCACCTGGAGGTGTCCAAGTTTTATATCTACCACTACGATCTCTCTTCTTAACAAGAGCCATCTGTATTATTTGCTGTTCAGGGGGTAGTTTATTAAAATCTATACCCTTATTAAATAATTTCTGTGTAGTAGCAGCTCTTAGATTACCATCTACAAGTTCTCTAGCTGTATCTTCAGCAGCAGCTCTCATGTTAGCATCAAGTTTATCAACCTTCTGCATAACTTCTCTATCTGTCTTACCAACTACCTTTAACTTACCTCTTCTACGAGCTATTGCTTGCCAACCAAAGTCAGCTACAAGACCAATACCAGCTCCTTCAGCTACGTTTTTAACCGTCTTCAGTGCTGGGTGATCAGAGTCGTTCGTGGTAAAAGGTGTATCAACAAAACCAAATCTATCTCTTAGTACTTGTAATCCATTAGCATCTTGAGAGTATTCAGAGAACATATCTGATACCACACCAACTGAGGCACCCTTGACCAAAGTGTTCCCACTGAGCAGTGTAGCACGTGTTGCAGCTCCTACCATACCGGTAGCTTTACCAGCTCTTCCAGCCCATCCTAGGACAGGTATAGCCATCGTACCGAAGTGTACACCACCACGTAACATACCACCCCACCAAGTTTTGGTAATAGGGTTAAGGTTATTACCTAGTGGATTCCAATCTGGTACATAGCCTCCATCTTCTTTGGCTTCTCTAGCCATCTCACCAGTAGCCATATCAATGATACGTTCTGGTGCAGTGAGGATAGAACTAGCAGTATCTCTGGCACCACCTACTAAGGCGTTACCTAGTTCTTTTACATTCTCTTTAAGGCCAAAGTCTTTAGCATCTTTAGCTGCATGAGAGTCTTTCAACTCTTCTGCACGTTGAGCGTTTGCTTGTTCCTCTAGAGCTTGTTGTTCATTATGTTGCGTCTCTTTCTCATCTAAGTCAGTAGCGAATTCTTCAGCAGCTTGCATCGTCTGCTCGAATTCTTGTTCATCGAAATGAGGACTAATTGGCATTACTCTGGCCTCCAAAGAAAGTGGCCACTCGAATCACGTTCAGTACCAGATGGGTAAAGTTTATAGAGATATAGTTGTTCTTGAATGTCAGGAGTCATTTTAGTATCTGGAGATAAGCCGGAACGATTCAATATATCTGACAACTCAGGTCCAGTGAATTCAAATCCAGTGATTGTTTTTAGCTGACCGCTGTTGAGTTGAGCAAAGGCTTCTCCTATTGTCATACTCTCAACGTTTACTTTAGTAGGTAACCTTCTGCTATCTCTAGCATCGAATTCACCACCTGTATATATAGGGTTCTGCATCTGTACAACAACACCTGGATGGGTAACTATAGCTCTACCAGCTGTATAGTTAGTTCTATTATTTTTAGTGAAATCATTATTCTTAACTCCCATCACTTTATTAACGTTAAGCTCAATGTTAGGTATTTTAATCCTACCACCACTCTGATAGACAGCAGCCTCAGCTGAAGTTATCTTAGCTAATTGAGCAAACTGTTTCAAAGAATAAGGTATATCTAATACTCCAGAAGTTTCGTACTTCTTAACCATTGCTTCTACATCAGGAGCTAACGCTTCTAAACGTTGGGTCGGATCAAAACCACTAGCTTTAAATTGAGCACCCATTGATCTGAATGTCTGAGTAGCAGACGAACCCTCCTGTTTGCTAGGGATTTGAAAGGCATCGGCTTCTATCATAGCTTTTACATCATTCCTTGCTTGTTGATCAGCTTTAGAATGAGGCATCTTGCCGTCTAAATTCTCTTGATATAAAGCTCTATATACTTCTTCTGCTCTTTGAGTTACATAGGTTTTCTTTTCTCCTATATCCCAATCACCAAGTGAAGGTATTTTATCATTAATAACACCTTTCAAAAGTTCTACTGAATTAGTAACAAGAGCCTTCTTAGGCATCAACTCACTTTCAGTTACTAGGTTCTTATCGTAGAAATGTTTCTGTACTCCAAATGGTGCACCTTGAATTTGATCAGCTGAAAGCTTACCACCCTGTTTAATCCTTACAAAATCTAGAGTTTCTATAATAGTTTTATCGTCCTTGTTCTCAGCTGTTAAAACACCAGTTGCTAAATCAGTAGCATCTATACCAAACTCATTTTGATATTTCTGAATGATATCATGGATCCCCTCTCTAGGAGGAAAAGCTCCATTATTATCTCTTTTATAATCACGAACATAATCATAAATATCAGCCTTCGCTCTATTTTTAACAGCTTCATGTCCCTCTAATCTAGCTTCCTCTTTCTTATTAGCAGCTTTATTAGCTTCACCTTCTAAATCAAACTCAGCTAGAAATCTTTCACCTAAGAACTCACGATATGTTTGTTTACCTTGATGTATCTGACCTAGCATATCATCTATACGTTCACCTGATACCAGACCTGCCTTAGCATCTGCTAACAGGACTCCAAGGACTGCTCTCTTAGCCTCTGCAGGTGACATCCATTTTGCAGCATCAGCAAATGCTAGTTGTACAGCATCGTATAAACCTTTAGGGTCATGACTTTTATACTCAACTTCCACCCGTGATTGAAGGTCTTTAATTATAGATGCTTCAAGTTGGCTTGTCTGTTTATCATTAAAATCAATAACATTTGATTTTTGATATGCAGCTATAGCAGGTGTTATGATTTGACCTACTGCTTCCTCTGGGAAGCCTGCGAACATACCAATTAAGTTATCTATATTTGCTTTCTCTAAGTATGCCCTAATAGGAGCAGCTTGTCCTTTAGGCCATGACTCTTGATCAGCTAATGAAAACTCTTGTCCATCAAATTGAGGTAAGGGTATTTTAGTCTGACTTTGACTTGCAAGGAAATCAGGTACTTGACCAGCATAATGTTTTAATAGAAGTCGCATCCTATAGTGACCTTGTTTCCAAGGACTTAAGGATAAGATTCTATGTATATTATCTACATCAAGATCTCTTAACTGCCAGTGCTTACCAGCTAATGCTTGTACTATATCGTCATTCTTTTTAGCTTCATCAGTCAGCTTACTATAATCTATGATAGCTTGAACAGGAGCTATCTCATTATTCATGAGAGCTGTGTTAAAATCTACTAAAGCATTCTTTCTAGCATGATGATCTGCAATTTGTAGACCAGAATCCACAATGGATTGAAGTGATTTAGATAAATGCTTTGCTTGTGCTAAGCCACTCTCAGCTATATGCCGTTGTACTACAGCATTATAAGCTTCTACACCTGCTGTACGATCTTGTTCTAATTTAAGATCTGCTAGACCCAGCTTCATGTGGGTCTCCATATCTCTCTGTTCTACAGCTCTGTTCTGATCTAGGTAGGGTTTGAGATCAGGTACTTTAATAGGGTCGAATGTACCACCTTGATCGAAGGATTCAAACTGGACAGGAGATTTAAATTTTTTAGATTCTGCCATAATTAACCTGGTCTATAATGGAACTGACCTGAGCCTGCAGAAGTCTCTTTAAGACCAGCTGAATAACTGCCCATCATTGATGCTCCTGCACTAAGACCTACTTGCATTATATCACCAAATCCAATACCTGGTACACTCATAGCAGCTACAGGAGATGCTAACTGAGGACCGGCACCTGTCTTAGGTGTCATCATACGAGGTGCAATAGCAACCTTAGACCATGCTGAAAGATCACCTTGGTAATGCTTACCAGCTAATGCGTCCATTCTAGATTTACTACCACGTCTGGCACTCATTAAATTTCTATTTAACATTTCATTGGCTCGACCAAATTCACCCAATGTGTTAAGTAAGTTTGCTCTTCTTCTGGATTTACTAGCACGACCGCTACCAGAAGCTGCAGCCATACCTTGAGCACGGTACAACTCTTTAAGCATACCTTGCCTAGTGAAGGCAGCCTTTGCAAATTGTTCATTTAATCTATTCTGTTCGGCAGCAAATGCACCGATAGCAGCTTGATTATTTAATTCTAATTGCTGTTTATATTGACCTAATCTTATATCGTATTCTTCAGTAGTACGTTTATTGTACTGACTTATCATCTGATTTTGGAACTCAGCTGCATAAGCAGTTTGTGCAGCTTGGTTCGCATATGCTCTATCAGCTTCTGCCTTAGCCTGAGCAGCTTGTCTCCTGGCAGAGTCCTTAGCAGAACTCATCCCAAACAAACCACCAACGACTTGCATTCCTCCGCTGATCGCAAGAGCGGTTGCTGGATCCATGGCCTTTTATACCTCCTCAGTTAAACACGGTTGTAAAATTTTTTGTTGTATTTTCCTTCCCAGTTCATACCTAAAAGGCTGACTGGTAACGGAGTATCACCTACAATACTAAGTGATATGTTTTCGTTACGTTGATATACTGGGACATCGTGTACAGCTTCTGCAGCCATAGCTACGTTGTTCAAAGTGTACACACTAGGCTGTACAATACTAACCGTGTGTGTTCTGTTTGGTATACCAGTGAGATTAACGTTATACTTAACAGGACCACTGATACCCGTAGATACCTTCAGTCTATGTATAACTAAATCAGCAGCATAGTCAGCAACTGGTGTCTCACCTTTCTCTTGTGTATAGTATAATTTAGGTAGATCTATAGTCATTGTATAGATGTACCCAATAATAATATTCTTACCTCTATAATCTCCATCAATATCTACATACTCATTAGGAGCTGAACCAGCTACAGTAGGGTATAATATAGCACCTACACCACCAGGTGAGGCAGCACCTATATAACCACCCAACGCTACAACAGCTAAGGTCTTACCTGATAAATGTGTGAATGGTAGAAATACTCTTGTCTTATCAGTAGCAGAATCGTATGTTCTATAAGGATTAGTGTTATAGTAATCCATACATACGTCAGTCTTTTCTCCTGTAGGTAAGGTTAAGAAGCCTTCATCACTAGCCTGTCTAAGATCTATAGACATTGTAGATATATTATTACCATTAGCTACTACAGCATAGAAGGTACTACCATCAAAGAACTGATCCACAAGGTTACCTGTGAGATCCCACTTATACCAAGTAGAAGCTTTCCTACCTTCTGGTACTTGATAGAATCTAAACTGATATAAAGTACTTGTTCCTGTTTTCCCCAGGGAAACAATACTCATACCAGATGAGCCTGCTATATTATTAATAGTAGCTGGTATTAATTCAGGTACAATACTAGATGTATTAAACATCTGTGGAGGGTCAGTCAAACTGATGTTAGAAATCTCAAACAACCTAGACCACAAAGGTGTCTTAGATATAAAGGCTAAGGATGTACCTAAGTTGATAGGTTCGATATTTGTATCAGCTTCAAAAGCAGACAGTGTATTTATCTTAGCTGTCTCAGGACTTAGAATGTCAGAGTCAGTAGATAGTAAGAATTGTTCAGTATCACTAAACATAACCAAACCGGCACTCGTAGTCTTAACGTAGTTAAGGAATACAGGTCTAGTAGATGAAGCAGAAATATCGATTGGGTCATCAGCGGCTGCGATTTGTGCGGATCCTACAAAGAAGTCAAAGAATGAATTAGCTCTACTCATTACAACTGTATCTCCACTTAGAAAACCAAACCGGTTTCTAAAGAAGAACATATTTCTAATCTCACTACCTATAAATGTAGGAGCAGGGTTAGTTAAATCATCACCTACGTCCCTTTCTTCCCAGGTAACAGGACCATAAGTGAAAGAACCATCAGCTTGTCTTACCAATTGGTGAGGCATTGTTAATGGATCTAGTTTATACTTAAGCCCAGGTTCGTTACTCTCAGCCCATGTACCAGGACCGTTAGCAGCTCCTCCTGAAGTTTGGAACTCAACCCACATATCATCTTCAGCAATATTAGCGCTGTTAACAACCTTTACCTTATAACCATTCTTACACTGTAGTGGTAACTGAGCTACTGTAGTAATCTTATCTTGGAATGCATAGATAGCATTCTCTTGAGAACCACCAAGTACGTTAACTGAAAAAGCAGCTGAACTAGATACATAAATACCAGGACCAACAGCGTATGCTGTGAAGTCAGCGTCTGCATTAATAAGAGTTGCTAGCTGTGTAGTTATGGTAGTAGCGTCAGCGTCACCAGTCGATGCATCTTCAGCAGTTGTATATTGGAATGTGTCTCCACCTAACTTAACTTCATACTTAGAGTTATAAGCAGCAATATTGATAACAATAAAACATTGATGAGGTAATGCAGCTACTGTATCAGATGTCCATGCTACTGTCTTCTTTCTATTTAAAACAAATGTATAATCGTTAAGTGTTAGAAGTTCAATGTCATCAGCTGTAGCATCTTTTAAATATGCATCACTAGGTACACTAGATATAGCACAAGCTGTTACTTCAGTATCATAGTTACCTTTAGAGGTAGCTTCAGCAGTCACAGCATTATTATAATTAGTCTGTGCTGTACCCATAGCTGTGTTAGCAGCTGTTAACTGACTATTGTTATGTGTAGCAGCTACAGTTTCTATTGCCTCAAACAGTTTATAACCTTCAGAGGCTAGCATAGGATGTTCGTTTGTTCTCTCATTACCTAGCGTATAATTAGCAGGTAATGTAGCACCAGGTGTACCTATGATAACACCATCTTTCTTTGTTGTATATACATCACCAGTCTTCTGCTGTAGTATACCAGATTTAAGAGTCTCTTCTGTAGTACCTTTAGCTAGGTTATAAGAAAATTCTGTTTCAAATAAACTGACAGTAGTTGCAGTTTGTCCCTCATTAGTCTCAGTATATGTAGCTTGAGCGGTATTCAAGGCAGCTGTCTTCGAGGCTGTGTCAGCAACTTTAGTATTATAATCTAATACATCTGCTTGCATATTAGTGTAGTTACAACCACCAGGTACTCCGGTGTTGCTACCCATATCCACCTTTCTTATACTACCATCAAGTAGACTCCATACTCTGAATAAGTTGTTATCATACTGACCTATGTATTTTTCATTCTCATCCCTTAAGATAGAGAACCATTTACCACTAGATGTAGCATTGTATAAGTTATCAAGGAACTTACCTCCTGGCCTCTTTAACATACCCAAAGCGTAGTCAGGGTATGTATTGATGGCATCTTTTAGTTGGTGTGGGAACTTCTTCTTATCATGCTGCTGTGATATACCACTTAAAAAGTGAGGTATATTTTGTGTTACTGTACTCATCTTTGCAATGCTTGGTACGGTTGATAAGTGTTGTGATAATTTTCTGTATCTCTCCAACCAAAGATTGAGTAATCACCTTGTTGTGTTTCATACTCTAGGGCAGCTGCTTTGGTTTCAATTTCGTTTTGTTGTAATAAAGCGTGTAGTTCTTTATCACCTACCATTTTTATAGCACATAGTCGTGCAGCTTTAGCAGTTATATATGCTTGGACAGCAGGCGGTACATCTGAGAACTCCCAATACCATGTGATATCACAAGTTAATTCACGTGGATCAGAACCATCTTTCCATTCATAAGTATGTTCATTCCTATCGTATAGGAAACCACCACGTCTTACAGGATTGTAGTCATCAAAGTGTTGATACTTATACGTATCGATAGCTAAAGCGTTAGAAGGGTATTCAATTTTAAATGTAACAGAGTCTGCTGTTAGCTTATAGTGACGCTCAATGTTGAACGTCCATCCTTCTGCTTGTACAGTCTTATTAACTTCTCTTAATGTGTTGAGGGCGATGGCTACTTCAGGGTTCTGAAGGTCTAAGGTGGTGACAGGAG